ATGGTAAGAGCCGAGCTTAAAAGGTTGATCATAGAAGCCCGGGATTTTGATTTTAGGAGTAGAACAATGTTTTGTATATGGAGCCCGAGCTGGAATGCCAAGATAACGATAGAGGGTAGGTATGAATATAAAATAGCCGATATCAAAAGCGAGATTATAAGATGTGAAAAGGCCATAAACTGTGGTGAGTTAGCCTGTAATGTTAAAAATCAAAAATACATGGCTGCTCTTTACAAAGAATTAAAAAGACTAGGTGGGGCGGCATAAACCGCCGCCTCCTAAAAATTCATAATCAATAGCTCGCCGCTAGTTTTTCTTTCCACTGCATTGTTGAGGCTATAACTTACCTCAAGCTCTTTGATATTAAGGCCCGCGTAAAGATCGCGCACCATTTCGCAGTCGTTATAGCTAAGCATAAATTTGGCCTTGACGCTCTTTAAAATTTGAGCTAAATTTTGATGATCAGACGTCGTAAATCCATCCGCCGTCTTGTAATAATTTTCCGTTCCTACGTAAGGCGGATCTATGTAAAACAGAGTATCGGCGCCGTCATACTGTCCTATCAGCTTTTCATAGCTCAAATTTTCTATAGAAGCGCGCCTTAGACGCCTTGAATATATAGAAAAGTCCCTGTATATATTTTTAGCACTCCTGTTTTTGGGCATGGCAAAATTATCCCCTTTTGCGCCAAAACTTAGGCTTATTTGATAGTAGTAAAACGCCGCAGCCTCTATCTTGTTTTTAGGTTTTATCTTGCCCTCTTTTATGGCGTAGAATATCTCGCGGCTTTTTAGCATAGCGTCCACATAGGCACTTAGGCTTTGCGGTCTAGTCCCAATAATGCGGTGTAAATTTATGAGATCGCCGTTGATATCATTGATTATCTCGATTTTACTCGGTTCTTTTTGATAAAACACCGATAGCGCACCGCCGAATACTTCAACATATTTAATATGTGGCGGCATAAGAGGGATTATCTTGCTTGCCAACTTTGATTTACCGCCTACCCAGGCAAATGGAGCCTTTAGTTTAGTAGTCTTCATGATTTTCCTTACAAATTTAAATTTTTTCGCTACCTTGTAAGAAAATTTAGTAATATTACATTGCTACTTTGTATTTACGAGGTGGGGTTGCCGGCGGCTTTGCTTCGTAATTTTTTATCCCTCAAATTCAATCTCTATTTCGTAATTATCCGTACTCAATCTATGGCTTACGCTTTTGATACTAAATTCGTTTGCTTCTAGTCCCACTATACCGCTAAATTTGAGTTTCCCTCCCGCTACTATATTTGCTCCGGGCAATGAGCATCTACCATTTATGCCGCCCTTTTGTAGCTCGTTTAGCTTTGCTTCGCCTTGCCTAAAAGCCTCGTTATCTGATTTTGGTTGGGCTATTTGCATCTTGTAGGTTTGCTCTCCCGAGCCTACCTTAATACTCTTTGTTTTTCCGGCTTCTACGTCTTGCCACTCTACTATAATCGCTCCGTATGAGTTTCTGTTGGCTTCGGTTATCTCTAATGAGTAAAGCTCGGCTAAATTTAGAGTAAAAGCGGGCAAGCTTTCATTTTTTGGAGTATTGCTCGTTTGCGTTTCGTCTCCTTTGGCGTCTTTCGCGGCTATGACGATGGTGTTATTTTTTACGGCCATGATAAAGCCGTAATCAAAGCACAGCCCATACAAGAAATCTAGATCTCCCGCGTCGTTTTGCAAGACGGAGGCGATGTTTTGATCCTGCCCGGATGTTTTTACGGCAAGCTTATTTTCGCCGGCTATCTTCTTTGCTATTTCAAATACGGTGGTATTCTCCCAGCTTCTGCGCTTTTTGATTTTTTGAGGGCTTGCGAAGTTTACGGCAGTGGCTCTTACTTCGGTGGTTTGGTTTTTATAATCCCTGCTAGCCGTTTGTACGCTAAAAGAGCCGCAAAGATAAAGATCATCCCCATATCCTAGCCAAAGCTTTAAGCTATCGCCGAATACGGGTTTGGCGTATATACCGCTAACGCTAAAGCTTATCTCGTCGCTTTTGCTTCCCTCTTTGTCGTCAAAGCTTAGGCTAATCAAATTTGCCCTGATTATCTCCGTAACGTCTTTGCCGTTTGCTTCGAGTTTAAAATTCGGGTGTTTCATCGCTTGCCTTTTTCTACTTATGCTTCGTTGCCGTCTCGCTCGACTTCAGTTACGTATAACGCATACGCTCCCTTGTCTCGCTCGCCGCCGCCTTGCCTAAGTGAAAAATGCGGCACGGTAATTTTTTCGTCTTGAATTTTTACCATAGCTTATTTTGCTCCTTGGCTTTCTCTTTTATCTCGGGTAAAAATACCTTGTCGCCAGCTTTAAGCGTAGCGGCTAGTTTTGGATTTAAAGCAAGCACCTGCTCGAAAAATCTTAAATGCCCGTAATGATTATAGACGATAGTATCGAGCCTATCGCCGTCTTTAGCTATGTAAATTTTAGTCATAATCTCTCTTTCAATAATTTAGATTGCGAGCAGCAATCTTAGTCTTTAGGGGTTTCCAAAGGTTCTCCTTTGGTCGCCAAGACGAGCTTGGCTCGTCTGCGAAGTTAAGAGCTGAAGTCTCGCTTCAGCTCGATATTAAAACTCTGCGTAAAAAACGCTCCGTTTGGGGTAAATACGGCTTGTTTTTCGCTGATTTTAACAACCGCGAACCTTCCGAAATATTTGCCGTTTCCGTTGGTTAGCGCATAGCTTTGTCTACCGCGGGCTAGCTCGTAAAGCCTTTTTAATGCCGTCTGTTTGTCGCCGTTATAGGGTAAGGTTTGACCTTCTATACTGATAGTTTGGTTTCCTAAATTTGCCGCAAATAAAACGGGGTGATTTTGAATACGGTCTTGCGAGCTTATACCAAACTCGGTCTCGAGCGATATACCGCCCACCTGTTTCCATGTAAATTTAAAGCCTCCTAAATTTAAGACCATATCGCTACCTTTGCTCTCTTATTTCGGTGTTGGCACTGTTAAATTCATCTCTTTTAAGTGCCTCTTTGACGCCTCTTGTTATTTGAGCCTTGAAATTTTCTAAATCAAATTTGCCGCTTTCCCCAAATAGCCTAAAATCTCCCGTAAAGGTAACGTTAATAGCCCCGGGGGCGCCGCCTACTTTTTCTTTGTATCCGGGCGATGCCCCAAGAAAGCCGCCGACTCCACTCGGTTTTTTGGCATCAATGCTTGGCGTCGCTTCGTTCGCCTTTAAAATTTGGTTTATGGAAGCGTTGGGGTTTTTGTCTTGGAGCGTATCCGAGCTAAACTGCGGCAAGCCTGTATACGCAGGCAACTTGACGTCTTTTATCGGGTCTTTTGCCTTAGCGATCTTGACTTCCTGCGGTGCGTCATCGTTGAACCAAGAAAAAGGGTTGTACCAATTTGCCTCTTTTCCGTCTCCTATACCAAGGGCGTCTTTCGTCCAATCAGTAGCCGCCCCGAGTGCATCGCCAATAGAGCTAACCGTATCTACGATCCATTGAAATTTGCTTGCCACCCAATCAAAAAAGCCCCCGAATAGCTTGCTCCAAAAATCTATCGAGGCGTTGAATATAGGCTTTAAAAAATCGGCTATAGGCATGAATATATCTTTGAAGAAATTTGCCACAGGGGTAAAGATAGAGATTATACTGTCGTATGCCCATCTAAATACCTCCATGATAGCGTCTATAAAGCCGCCCGCTATCTCGTATATCTTTTGCCAGATAGAGCTAAGAAAGCCGGCTATCCCTTGCCAAATACCGCTAAAAAAGTTTGCGACGCTTTGCCAAATTTCTTTAAAAAACTCCGCTACGCTACCCCATAGGTTGTTAAACCAGTCGGCTACGCTTTGACATACGTTTTTGATCCAAACTATCGCGTTATCCCAAACCGTCTTTATCTTTTCCCAAAAATTTAGGAAAAATTCTTTGACCTCGTCCCAGTGTTCTACGATATAGGCTCCCGCTGCTCCTATGGCTACGACGAGGGCTCCGATACCGGTAGATATAAGAGCTAGGCGCATAATCTTTGCGCCGATGGCCGCAGCCGTGAAGCCCGCGCGTAAAATAACTAGACCTCTGCCGAAGGCCAAAGAAAGCGCGGTAGATATCCTTACTACCGTATTCCATGCTGCGGCTAGTATCAGAGCGGCTCTGAGCCTAGCCCCTACGAGCCACGTGGCTGCCGCTTGTATCTTAAGAGCTGCGGCATGAGCCAGGGTTCTAGCTCTAGCTATCATCGTAACGGGGTTTAAAAACCTAAGCACCCTGACCAAGGTTATAAACGCATCCGTTGCGCTAAGGGCGGCTATCCTTACTATCAAAAATACGGGCTTAAATAGCATAAGCCCCGCTACCGCGCTTATCATTACTGCCGTAAGCGTTGGAAATTTAGCGCTTAAGTCGCTTAAGAATTTAGCTAAAGAGCTCAACATCGATGCTAAAGAGTTGGTAAGCGGCAAAAAGGTTTCTCCTAAACTAGAGCCTAAATTTCTCCAGGCTTGCATAAGCCTTTGGATGCCCGACTTTGCAGTATTTAGTTTAACTTGTAATTCTTTTTGCATGCTTCCTGCGGCTTCGTCCGAAAAGGCCATTTTCATATTGGCTTTAAAAGCATCCATATTAGTGATGAGTCCTGCGATCTCGTCGCTAAAATTTCCGCCCATAAGATCATAAAGTAGTCCGGCTTGGAGTTCTTTGGGCGCAGCGGCAATACGATCTAAAAATAGCGTTACGGCTCCCGCGGCATCTTTGCCGATAGCCGTTTTTAGATGCTTAGCATCTAGGCCTATCGTAGCTAGCGCCTCGTGAAATTTATTGCCTTGGTTGTCTATATTGGCTAGCCTAGTATAAAGGGAATTTAGCGAAGTGCCTACGACCGACGGGGCTTTGCCGGTACTTAGCATGCTTGCCGCGATCGCACTGGCGGCTTTTTCGTTTAATCCGAGCAAATTTGCATTTCCCGCCGTTAAAGAGGTGGCCGTAAGTATGTCGGCTGCTCCTGCGTTAGTGACTTTATTGTCAAGCAAATTCACGACGTCGAAAAACTCTTTGAGCTCATCGACCTTATCTAGCTTAAAGCCCACTTTCATATTATTAGCTGCAGTAGCTACTTGCTCGGCGCTCATTTCAAACGCCGTAGAACCTGTAGCCAACAGTCTCGTATACTTTACGAGATCTTCGCCGGCTAAATTTATCTTGCCTCCGCCGCTTGCGATGTTTGCGATATTTTCAAAGCTTTCTCCAAGCTCGCTTGAAAGCCCTCTCATCTCGTTTTTTAGCTTTAGTAAGTTTTCTTCGCTATCGTCTACGTATTTTTTGACGTTAGCAAAGGCTGCTTCGTCGTCTATGGCTAGTTTTATAGGCACTGCTATGACACTGGTTTTTAAAGCGTTTGGTATTTGGGCCAGCTCGCTCGTTAGATTCGACCTCATGCTCCTTAAATTTTCTTGTAAGTTATTTAATCTGGCGTTATCAAGAGAACCCAGAGCCTGCCTAGCCTCATTTATCGTCCTGGTCATATTCCTTAGACTATCTCTTAGTGTATTTATCTGGCTTAGGCCTCTAACGGCTAGGCCGATACCGATACCTACCGACGTCTCTTGCATTTGCGCTCCTTTTTGTGATACAATTCCTATAAAAAGGATTAAATATGAAAGTGTTTTTACTTATCGCCTTATTTGCGGCTTTGTTTTATATTTATCCCGGCCTTTTTGATAATGTCATAGCCGTACTATTTGGTCTTGGCTTGCTAGGCGGCTTTATAGGCATCGTCGGCTACGTTTTAAAAGAGGCTCAAAAAGCGGTTTCATAAAAGCAAACCGCTAAAATTTACTCTTTAATATCTCCTCTGCGATCCCTAAAAATTTTACGTATTCGTCTGTGCTAAACTCCATAATTTCATCAAACGAAAAATGAAGCGTATGACCTATTATCGCTACGCCCTCAAAGGTATGGCCTAGGACAAAAAACGCGCCACCGCGCTAAGAATAAGCGAACAGTCTTTAGCTTCTAGCTCCTCAAGCTCGGCTTCGCTCATACAAGTAAGGTTGCTAGCTAGCCTAAAAGTCAAATCGGCCTCGCTGCCTTTTGCGCCGCTCATAGCAAAGCGAAGATCTTTGCCCTTTGGATGCCTGATTTTAACTTCATTACCGCCTGATAGCGTAATGACGGTGTATTTGATACCGTCTTGTTCGATGATTTCATTTTTCTTGCTCATTTTTATTCCTTTGACTTAAAATTTAAAGGCCTTTAAAAGCCGTTTAATCTATCGGCGCAGCTCTCGTCGCCGATAGAAAATATTTATTATTCGCCCAAATTTGAACGCACTTGCGCCAAATAATCCACCCCACCTATCAGGCATATCATGTTTTCTACGTCAAATAGCGCCACGGGGATTTTACCTATATTTATATCTAAAAAATGTACGGCTAGTTTGACGCTCACTTCCATCTCTTTTCCGCTTTCAAAGCTTCCCGGGTCTATCTCGGTAATATCGCCGGTTACGGCCATAGAAAAAGGCTCTGGAGCGCCTTTGCCCGCTTGAAATACGCTAGCTTTAAATAAAAAAGGAATTCTGTTATTCCAAGTATTTAGCCCGTATCCAAGATAGGTGTTTTTATCGAGTACGCTTAGCTTAAACTCCATTTCTACGGGTTTTATCGTCCCGCTTGCGAAATTGCCGCCAAGCGCGCCTTTGACTTCGATCATCTCTTGTTCTATCTTTGGGATAGTTAGAGATTTAACGACGCCTAAATATCCTTGGCCGTTTATAAAAACATTGGCCTCCTGAACAACCTGAGGTATCTGTCTTTTTACCATAACTTTTTTCGTAAAGTAAGCCTGCTCGTCTTGCTTCGCCTAGCTTCGTTAATCTTAAAATTTTAATGCTCACATACTACATGTATGCTCCGCTTAAAATTTTAAGACCGTCTCGCCATGCTGCGCAATACTTCGCGATTGCCGTTTATGTTCGGCCGCCTACTTTTACTACTTCTCCTTTCTTTGAATTTATTTGTTTAAATCGTTCATCAGTGTTTCGCCGTATTTATCGACATAGATAAAATCAAGCGTTAGCTGTTTTACGATAGGGGTGTTTTGCATTCTGACGTCTAGATAAAATTTGCCGTCCGTGATGTTTACTAGCGTATTTTTCTCGCTCCAAGATAGCTCGTATCCGAGCAATACCTTTGCCCCTACAAGCCCCCTAAGCAGCTCGCTAACGCTTCTTTTGGCGTGATATAATTGATCTGCTTTTTTATCTATCGCAAATAATACGCCTTTTTGGCAAGCCTGCGAAATACGGTCAAATACCCTTACTCTTGCAAGGTCTTTCCATATAGTATCCTGATCGCTAGTCTCTCCGCCCCACGCTCTAAAACCGCTTTCTCTAATGACGGTCGAAATTTTAGCCGCCCTTAACTCATCGGCCGTGCACGTCTCGCCAAGCTCGAAATCTACGTCTATTTCCGTGCCCGAGACTCCTATCATAACCCTGTTTGAGTAGCTGTCGCTATATCCAAACTCGCTTGCGCCGTCCGTATGAGCTATCATCCCCGCTATTCTAGCGCTTTGCCCCTCATAGACGTAAGCGTTCGTTTCATCGTCCCAAACCTTGACGTTAGGATATGCAGCGACCAGTCTTCTAGTGCCGAAGTCTCCCATCTTTACTATCGCTGCGGCCGCGTCCTGGGCTTTTAAATCTACGATGCCGGTCGCTTTTAGCCTGGTAGCTACTTTTTCTATCTCGCCTTTTACGGCGTCTTCGTGGCTAAATCCCGGCGCTATGATTAGGTTTGGGTTATATCCGAAGCGAGATTTTGCTTTGGTTAGCTCTGATATAGCATTTTTACACTCGGTGATCTCGTCGTTCGTATCGCTATCGTCGTCCTTGACGAATACGCTTAATATTATTTGCGTATTCACCGCCTGATCTTCGATACCCTTTAACGCCCTATAAATAGAGCCCTTTTTAAAAGCTTGGCTCGCGTCCTTTTTGGCTTTGTATTTTGCCTCTAACGCTTCAAGCGCCTTTGCCGTCGTCATGAAAAAATGTAGACCGTTTTCCAGGACCTCCTCGTATCCGGCGATTCCTATGGGCGTAACGCTTTCTACGCTGATAGGTCTTGCGGCCTCAGCTGAAATGGTTACGTTTACTCCGAACTTAGCAGCCATGTCTAACCTCCTTTAACTCTAAATTATGATTTATTACTAAACATACATTCTTCGCAGCCCCGCAAAACGCTAATTTGTAGCATTTTGCTTCTGGGCTACTCATGTTTACTCCGAACTTTGCTGCCATGCTATCTCCTTTTAAAATTTGTTGGTGATTTCTACTTGAAATTCTTTTTTGAACATCAGCTTCAAAAACGCTTCTAGCGCCATTTTGCTGTCGCAAACTCCGTATTCGTCCGCCTTGTTTCCAAGCAAGATGCACCCCTGCGTATCTTTTGGGACGTTGCCGCTATGGATGAGTATGCATCTATCTTTCGGCACCTTTTCGTTATAAAGCAGCGGCAAAAGCCTTTGAAATTTACCGCTTTCATGCCAGGTCGTTTGGTAAACTCCGGCCGGTATCCGCTTGTCGCGGCCGCGCTCTACGGTATCAGGACCCGCGGGCTCGAGCGTAAAGCCCTCTAGCAGCACGCGCCCATCTTGCGAAACTAGGCGAAATCTGCCTATCGTGCCGTCATAAATCTCTTTAATCCTCTCGACTATCAGCTTCATTTTTGCTCCCTTATTTGATTAAATTTATCATTGCGACCGCGATCAATATAGCCGCCGCAATAATCATAAAAGTCTTAGTTGATGTTTTCATTTTTTTACTCTTTTTAGCGGATGAAACGCCCATACAGTTTTAAGCACCTTTTTATCGCCGTCTTCGATAAACTCGTGCCAATTTTGGGGATTTGCGCCGGCTATGTCCATGAGCTTCCAGCCGACGTAAATGCGGCAATAAAAGCCGCTTAAAAAGCCCGTGTATCTGATCTCTCGGTAGTAACAAAACCGCTCCCGTCCGTCTTTTAGACGACACTCTACCTTGCAAAAACCGCTTTTGCGTCCTTTGTTTTGCGTAATAAGCACGTCGCCTTGAGTGACGACGCTAGAAGGTTGAACGTCTAGGACTTTTACGCCTAGATATTTGACGCTAAAATAGCCTATTCTATTACGCAGTAGCCAGCAAAGACGGGCGAAATAAGAGCGGTTTTTAGGCGGCGGGAAATGCTCCCGTCTCCATCCGCCGTCGCCGTTGATCGCAGCGCTTTGTCCGTCGTAGTAGTCGTCGGCATCCTCAAACCAGCGAAAGCAGCCCGGCAGATGGTCGTCGCTCTCTTTTAAAAAAAGCAGCACGATCGGCACGACGAAAAAGGCAAGTATCTCAAGCGGAAGCTCGATGATGAAATTTTTGGCTACTTGTAGCCATTGTTTTAGGGTAGGTTTCATTTTAGCCCCCTTAGCTCTTCGTAAGGGATGATTGTTTCGTAGAAACAATTACCAATAAAATCTCTAGGTTTTGCCAAAAATGCTATTTTTAGCCCCTTTTCGGTTTCTTCCCCGCTTAAAATTAGCACCGGCAATCTAATAGGTTTTTTACCGTCTACAATATCAAATAAGTCGGTGTAAATGCTGTCTTCACTCATGTTTTTAATAAGATCATCTAGGCTATACATGCCGGATCTTTGTTTTGAAAAATCAGTTAGTGGCTTATTGCGTCGCAAAATATATCTCGTTCCTCTTAGTAAACATATATCCTCTTGAATCGCCTCTACCGGCTGAATAGGAATATCTACTTGAGTCTTATTTTTAACTAGAACTCCAAAATTTCGCTCGCTAGTACCGTCGTCTTTATACCTAAAAGCGTAAATATCGCTACCGTTTTTATAATAGTTGCCTCTCATTGAAACAGTATTGGCAATATTAATTTTAATCGCTTTTATGTCGCCTTCTTTTAAAGGCAGATCATTTACAGATGCCTCGGTTATCGCAAATTCATCGCTAACCTTATAGACTTTTGATATGCTGGCGCCATTCTTGACGACTATAAAGTCCTCGATAAACAATAGATCATTGAAGTTGGCCTGCGTTTTGATAGTTTTGCTAGTTCCGACTACCGCAATCGTATTGTTGCTACTGTCGGCTCGTATAAGCGGATATTTTGGGGATATGTATATATCGCTAGTTACTTGTATTTCATAATTCGATATATAAGTCCATTCATTTTTTGGGATATTGTATTTCCAGAGTTTTTGATTTGCAGATTGGCAAAAATAAACATCATCTCCTATTGTAAAAAGCATCCTAAACGTTCCGCCGGTCTGATTTTCGTCAAGTTTACTAATTTGCTTATACGGTTTTGTATAGGCCGTAACGCCGGCCGACACCGGCTTATTGCTACTACCGCCCTCATTTACTACGAGATATTTGTCTTTTATGCTTACAAGCCCGCCTTTTGTAATGGGATATGTATAAGGATCTTCTAGGCAGAAAAATTTATATGAAATTTTATCGCTCGTCGGATCTTTGATAAATTTATTTAAAAATTCTCCCTCCTCGGCGCTTTTTTGATTTTTGTATTTTTCAAAATCCTCTATTTTTAGATAAACCTCATCGTGATTGTGCGTCTTTGGCGCATAAAGCTCGTTTGCCTTAGTCTCCACCAAAGCGGCGTCAAATTTAGTATCGACATATCGACGGGAAGCAAATTTAGAGCTCTCCTCGACGGTCAAATTTATAACGCCGGTATCGCTTAAGGCGATATAAAAGTTTATCGTTAGGTCTTTCGCCGCACCCTCGCTTAAACGCGGCTTGATCGTCTCAGGCACGTTTGCGACGGCAAAAAGCTTATCGTCCGCTCCGTAAATGCCTACCTGCCTGATAACAAATCCGCCCACGCTAGCCTCAAGTATGCCCTGAACTATGACTATATTTGTATCATCCTCTTTGACTCTAATATCGCTAATACTAAATTTTTGCGCCTCCTCGGGCAATGTCTGCCACTCGTCGCTTATGACGTCTTTGCTTTGACCTACGCCCATTTTCGTGAGGCTGATTTGCTCTCTATCGGCGATAGCCTTTGAGATCGCCGCTTTGCCTAGTTTCGTGATTATTGTTGCGTATGACACTTTTTCTCCTTTGTTTAAATTTTGATTGTCTCATCTATCGTTACCGCGCCGCCGCTAAATCTTGCGGCGGTTGATCGCGCGTTTAAGATCTCGCTTTGCATCGGCGGCAAATTTACGTCCTCGATAAATTCGCAAATTACAGCGCCGAAACGCTCTAAATTTAAGCTAATATCTCTAACTTTATATGGATAAATGTTAATTTGCTCGCTTTGAGCATAAGCCGCGCTCGTATTAACCGGCGCGCTTGACGCCATTCCCGGCGATTGGATCGGGAAAATCTCCATTTTTTCCGTATCTGCGGCATTTGCCCCAAGATAAACTTCGCTTCTTGCGTTCCTAATAAGGTTAAATCCTTTAAAAACGCTGCGGACGTTTTTATAGCGTTGCACGACGGTATCGAGCTTTTTGTATCTCGTCTCGTCCGTGCCGTCATCTTTGAGATCTATTTCGACCTTAAAACAGTAAGGCTCGCCGTCGTAGCTAAACCACTCAAGAATCCTAATATCAGCATAAAACGAGCGCAATGCTTTGTTTAGGCTATAAAGGGTGCCAGAGTAATAATGTATCTCAAAGGCATTTTTAATGAGTTTTCTAGCTGAATCTTCGCCAAGCCCGTCTATATCCACATCAAAGCTATCGGCTAAGATAGGTAAAAGAGGCGTCGGACAAGAAGTAGCCAAGATGTTTATTGAGCCAAGGTCGAGCTCATTAAGCCTGACATCAAAAAACTCGTCAAATTTCTTATCAAATTTGCTTTTGTGTCCGGGAAGCATCGTCATAGTTCTGCCTTTGCATACGATAGGTTAAAGCTTATTCTGACAAAGCTATCCTCGTCTACTTTGGTATCTGCAGTCGGAGCGGCTAAATTTACGCGGTACACTCCATTTTTATGTAACATAGAGTAGATATAGCTCAAATTTAGGTCTTCGCCTAGTTTTAGACTTTTTCTAGATGCTTTTATTTCTTTGTCTATAATATCTTGCAAAAACATGTCGGTAAGCTCCAGCGTCGCTTTGATTTCTATGTCTTTGATTCGGGCGTTTTTGACTACTACCTTGTCGGTAAATGGCCTCACTTTCTCGCCGCTTAAATACTCCGCTACGCTAGCGCGCGTATCCTCGCTCATATCTAAACTTTTTAGATAAATTTGAACTACTCCCGGCCCGCCGTTATTAACGCTGCACTCTATTACCTTTGAATTTGCGCTTAAAACGTGATAGACGTAGGCCTTTGCGCTTCCTGCAGTGCTAAATCTTTCAAGAGAAAGTACCGCTCTTTCCCTTAGTCTTTCGTCGCTTTCTACCTCTGCGCCACCGCTAAAATCGCTTAGTTGCTTTGCTTTTAATACGAACGGGAAAGGCGTTTGGATATATTCACACTTTAGCGGGCTTGATTTTATAAATTTATCAAGCACCGATACGGCCGTAGTTTTTAGTTCTCCTTTTTTGACGATCGCCGTTTCTTTGACGTAGGCGACGTCGCCATTGTCGCTAACTAAAACGCTTCCGGCCGGAATTATCGTATCCGCATCCCTAGGGGTTGAAAGCGAAAGCTCGATACCGGCCGTCGGCTTTTCTCCCTTTAGCCGCTCTATGCCGTATATCGCTACGATATTATCAAGATCGCTTCCGCTTGAAAAAGGCAGCAGCATGGCTTTTACGCTGCTATTGATTCTGGCTCGCAAAAGCAGCTCGCGGTAAGCCAGCGTTTCAAGCAGGGCCGAATAGTTATCGCTCTCCAAAAGCGAAATTTCTTTGTCCGTCAAATAGCTTTTAAAAAGCTCTTTAACGCCCTTTAAAAGCTCGTCGTAGTTAAGCTCTTCGATCACGTCCGGATACGGTAAATTTTTTAAAAAGCTCATAGCTCTATCCCTATCTCGTCGCCGCTAATTAGAACGATATTAAAATTTAGCTTATGGTCTTTTAGGCTTATTAGCTTTACTTCATCTATCTTCACTCTTTTTTCCCATCTTTCTACGGCCTCTATGACGTAGCAGGCCAGATCGGCTCTAAACTCGTCGTCTACCCTTCGGTCTATTAGCTCGAACAAGCGACTACCGTACTCCGGCAACATAACCCGCGAACCAAGGGGCGTAAGCAAGATGTCTTTTATACTCTCTTCTATAGTCGTAAGATATCCCATACTCATCTCCTAGTGCGAGTGGTGCGGAGTATTGCCGCCCTCGTCTATGATGCGCCCCGTAGCGTGGATGCTGCCGCCTATTTCCAAGTCGCCTTTTAAATTCAGCTGGCCGCAAGTTATGTTTATTTGCTTCGGCGCCGAAATTTCAAGAGTCGAGCTAGCCGTATCGTAGCTCATGCTTACGCCGTCTTCAAAGCTTACGCGCACCTTTTTATCCGTCGGCTCCTCTTTATGCGCGCTTTGGTAGAGTCCGCGAAGTATGACGCCGCTGTTTAGGTTGCCTCTTACGGGCAAGACCAGCACCTGCTCGCCTACCCTGATAGGAGAGAAGCTCACGGCAAAGGAGTTTGAGAAGCTTTGAAATACCGGCAAAAAATCGGTAACCATTGAGCCTACGGCCACTCTTGCCTTGTCACCGCGAACTTCGCTAATCGTTGCGATTTCTATAAAATATTCCCTACTCATCACCGATATGCTCGCTAAATTTATTATTTTTAATAGGTCGCCTTCGTCTAACGTTTTGTTTTATCTCTTTTACGTCGTCGTGAATTTCGTTTAGTTTTTGGCGGTTCGCGCCGTTTTCGGTGCGTAGCGTCTCTACCAGTTCTCTGGTGGCGGCCGTGTTGTTATTTATAGCTTCGTTGCTTCTTACGGAAATATCCACCAAAATTTCGGAGTTTTTGTTCGCGGTTTTGTTTAGTAGCCAAAAGATCACCACAAATACTATAAAGCCGAAAATTACCATAAAGACCAAAAACTCATTCGCTCCCCAAGCTCCGGCGGAGTTTATAAGTCCCGTAGCTTCTTTGATCTCGTCGCTAAAATTTAGGCTATTTTCCATTTTATTCCTTTATCCCCAGGCATTGTTTGAGAAATCTTTCGCAATCGCGGTAGTAAATAGCAATCCTCTTATCCGTCTCGAACGTACCGTCGTTTTTAGGTTTTACGGGCATCTTGGCATTGCACTTTACGGGTACGTATTTTTCTTGATAAATGATATGCGGCTCGCTCGCTTGAGGTTTGGCCGCGCAGCCCGCAAATATTAAAGCAAATAGGCAAAAAAGCGAAATCCTAATCACGAAACAGCTCCTTATATGCCGCCAGTTCGGCCTCGCAGCTTTTATCTTTGACGTAGATCTTCTTTATCCGTTCGGCCTCTTTTGACGGAGTATCGTCGATCTCTACCGCGGCGGCCTTTATAGCTTCGTTTTGCAAAGAAAGAGATACGTTGCAGGCGTTTAGATTATTTTTTACCGTAGCGTAGTCCTTGGTCAGTCGCTCGTTTTTCTCTTTTACGCTTTCAAGGTCTTTAAGCAAGACGGAATTTACGCCTTCTAGCCTTGAATTTTCGAGGAACAAATTTACGCAAGCAAGACCCAAAAGCGCGGCCAATGCAAAGCCTACGATCGGAAGCTTAGTTATCAAATAGCCCATTTAGCACCTTCTTTGCCCGGTTCGGCGTTTGTTTTGCCCAAAGAGAGCTCATACCGCTTTGATAGGCGGCTCTATATTCGCCCGCTCTTATATGGTGCATCGTGGTTACGAATTTTTTAACCTTTGAAACGCCTAGCTGATAGGCCATTTCTATCACCACTTCTTGGACGTTTTTTGGTTTTTCCTTTAGCCAATCAAACGTCGCAAAGACTGCAGCAGTTAGTTTTTCAAGCTTGAGCTCTAAAATTTTATCGGCCGTCGCTTTGCTCATGGGTTCGTATTTGCCGCCGTTTAGCGCTAACTCGTCGGCCGTAAGCGCGGCAAGCAAAAAGCCGTAGCCCACGGTTAGTCTTCCTAAGCTATCCTCGTACCTATGATCTTTAAGACCCTCGTTTTCTTTGATTTTTTCTATTAAGGTCATGGCGTCCTCCAAACTTTTGCCGCAATATTACGCCATACCCGTCTCAAAATCTATCACGATTTTTTGTTAAAAAACTTTGTCAAAGTCCCGTAATAGATTTTCGGCACAAAACAGCTCATAATTCGCACAAAAAATAATCAAAGGCGCTAAATGCTAGAAGAATTTGAAAAAGAACTGATAAACACGATTAAAGAAGCGGCCGAACCCAAAAACTCGGCAACTAAAGCGTACCTGGGCGAGTTTAACAGTAAAGAAGAGATGGAGCTGCTGATAAAAGGCGGCGAGAGCTTCGTATTCGTAGAGTTCGTGGATGAAAAATACGAAAACGTAGTAGAACGAAGCGCGACGTATAATATCCATATACTAGCCTGCACTTCAAACAAAAATCAAAACTACCGACAAGCCAATAAATTTAAAGCCTACGCTCTATGCGAGGCAATAGATGAAAAGCTAAGAAACTCGAATTTATGTAATGAGTTTAGGATAGAACCCCAAAACGCTAAAGCGTCACTAAACGATATTACCGACTACGGCTACGTCTACGTGCTAACCAGGCAGATACGAACGCAATTTTTAGAAAAGGACGAATTCTTATGCTCATAACCAAAGACTTAATCGCGCTAAAGGACGAGAAAGAAGGAGTTTTAAGCGAAATTTGCCTGGCCGTAACCGGCGTTTGGCAAGGACACGCCGGAGGAACGTTTAGTATAGACGCAGCCGATATCGAAAAGATGAAACTAAATTTCGACAAGCGCAGCCTAGATATAGTGATCGACTACGAGCACCAGACCCTAAGCGGAGAGATAGCGCCTGCCGCTGGCTGGGTAAAAGAGCTTTTTATAAAAGACGGCGCGCTTTACGGGCGCGTAAGTTGGACGACCAAAGCAAAAGAATTCATCAAAAACGGCGAATATAAATATCTTAGCCCGGTTTACGACTTTATGGGCGTAGACGAAAAGACAGGAGCCTGGCAGGGCTGCACGCTGCACTCCGCGGCGCTAACCAATAAGCCGTTTTTAGACGAACTCGGAGAGGTAAGAGCGAATAAAAATTTCACAAAGGAGACGAACATGGATGATGCGAAAAATCCAAAAGGCGAGCCGCAGGCTCAGGCTGCTACGCAAAGCGGCGCGAGCTATGAGGCTCAGATAGTCGAGCTTAAAAATCAGCTTGACGCCTCTAAACAAGAGGTTGCTGCGCTAAAAGAACAACTAGCTCAAAGCGCGGTAGATGCGGCTATTGTCGCAAACAAGCTTCAAGAAAGCCAAAAGCAGTGGGCGCTAAGCTACGCAAAAGCCGATTTAAACGGCTTTAATGAGTTTTTAAAAGGCGTTATGCCGCCGCGACAAAAAACGAGCATACCGAGTAACGATATGTTTGCCAACAAAAGCCAATCGGACGCAGAAATAGACGTCGTTAAATTTGCATTAGGAGGAGAATAAAATGTCTAACGAACAAAAAAAGCCAAAGACCATCGGAGACGTGGTCGTAAACAAGGTGCTAGGCGTTAACGCCAAAGTAGAGACTACAAAGGTTTTAGAGTGCGGAGCCGTGCTGTTTAGTATTAACGGCGGCGAGAGTTTTGCCGCAGTGACCAGCGACAATCAAACTACGACCATCGCAAACGCCCAAGCAGTATTTGGCGTGCTTTGCGACAATGTAGAAGCCACCAAAGAAGCCGACGTGCTGGTGCTTGGCGAGGTAATGCTGGAAGGCGCCGCCGCGGAGCTAAAAACCGCACTGTTCAAACAAAAAATTATAGTGAGATAAGGAGATAAAAATGGATGAACTTTTAAAAAAATTTACGGTCGAGGCGATGACTGAGATCATAATTCAGACTAAGGTCGATCAAAATTTTATAACGGATACGTTTTTCAAAAAATGGACTCCGACGCTTTCCAATACCCATAACATTATCATCGAAAAAGGCGCGGGCGTAATCCTTGAAAGCGTTAGCGAAAACGGAGAGCACTTGGTGACTAAAAATCCCGACCAAACTATCATCTCCGTACCGCTTCCTCGCTTCCCGCAGTACGATACCCTCCCGGCTAGCGAGATGAATTTACTAAGAACGCTCAATACCCAAAGCGAGCAGCTTAAATCATTGTCTGCGGCTATCGGCAAAAAACTAGCTAGTCAAAAGAGCAATATCGCCAACACCGTAGAGTATATGGCCATAGGCGCTATTTTCGGTAAGGTAATGGACGGCAAAGGGAAGGTGCTGTTTGAGCTTAGCGCAAATAGAAAAGAGATAACTATCACGAATGCGACTAAGTTATTGGATTTGCTAAGCGATATCGAGGCCGCTCAAAAAGAGGTATTAGGCGTTGCAAAGCCGTATATCGCGCTAGTAACTAGAGAGCTTTTTGGCGAGCTGCTTAAACTAGCCGAAGCCCAAGAGCTTCTAAAACTAAAATCCTGCGAAGTCGTAGATAGCAACGGCGCTTTAACGCTTAAACTTTTCGGCAAGACCTTTATGCCTTACGATGCCTCGTACAAAAATACGAAAGGCAGAGATACGAGCTACATGAGCGGCAAGAAAGGCATAGTAGTGCCTTTGATGGACGACATCTTTGAGGTAGTTTATACGAGAGCAAACCATACGTCCGCCATCGGAAAGGCTCCGACGAAATTCTTTGCTGCGGCTCCGGAGGTGCTCGATAAAGGTATGGGTTGGGGCATTGTTAGCGAAAGCAGACCGCTTCCGATCTGCAATAGGCTTGACGCGATCATCGAGCTAAAAATGTAACAAAGCTGGGAACCCGCCGTAAGGCAGGGCTTTAGGTGGGTCAAGGGAGTAAAACTCCCTGTCGCAAGGACGGGCTTTGCTCGTCCGCGAAATCAAGACGCCTCACGCCCTTTTAAATCAAAAACGACTAAAACTACGAGAAAAATATTTTAAACGTTTTAACGCGCTTTTAACGCTCGCTAAAAGCTAATAACGAATACGGTCAAAAGGTTTAAAATATTTGGAGACGAAATAATGGTTTTAACAAACGAGGATCTACTAAAAGAAGTTTCTACTAGAGAGCTGCAAGAACTCAGCGACTTTGAAGGAAGCGGCGCCGTTAATCAAAGCGTCATAGACGATAGCGTAAACGATGCCTTGGCTTATATCTCCTCTTTCATCAAACTTCCGCAAAACCCTACGCCGCTATTAAAAGACATCGGCGTAAATTTGACTATTATCGAGCTCAAAAAGCGCAACAACTTTCCCAAAGAGGCGCTGAATGAGCAGATAGAAAAGATGGACGCTCTGCTTTTGAAGATGGCTAGCAAGAAGCTTCCGAGCCAAATAGAAGACGATAGCGCGCCCAGGCTCGGTATAAGAGCGTTTAGACACAGCGAGAAAAAAATGGACTTAAAGGATTTAAATGGCTGAGAAACCAAATATAAAAGAGCTTGCTAAGGAGCTTTATCTAAAAGGCTTCAGCCTTGAGCGCATAGCCGAAATTTTAAACAAAACCGTAAAAACCATAAAAAACTACAAATCTCAAAACGGCGACTGGGACGAACTAAAAGCAGCAAGCTATCTAAATAAAAGCGGCGAAGATAAGCAAAACATCTATCAAAACTTTATCGAAGAGATGCGCCTGGCAGTAAAAGATATAAGAGAGAGCGAACTGCCTGCGGGCAAAAAGGCCGAGGCGCTTTCAAAGATAGGCGATAGCTTCGTTAAGATGACCAAAGTTGCAAGCTACGAAAATCCGGCAGCATACCGCCTAAGCATCGCCAAAAAGGTCATTATGCTAGTAGTCGATAAATTTAAAGACGACGAGAACAAAGAGTGTATTAAAAAACTCGTAGAGCTCATCGAGAGCGAGAAGTTCGTCAAAGCTATCGAAGAGCTCGACGTTTAGGAAGAGTACATGCTTTTTTCAAAAGACGAACTGGATAGCTTTTTAGAGGATAGCCGCGAAAGCCATAGGCAAGCGGGCGCCGTGGAGCCGGAACTTAGCAAGCTCACGCGCAAAGACTTTTACGGCTGGCTAGAGGAGCTTAGCGGCGAGCTAAAAGAGCAGATACATCTAAATAGCCCTCTGTCGCCAAAAGATAGGGCCGCAAGAGTAAAACGCGCCGAGCGCGATTTTATGTTTTTTGCAAGGACTTATTTCCCGCACTATTTTAGCATTAGCAGCTCTTGCGCGCTTCACGAGGATCTAGCGCAGATTTTTGAAGCTATGACGCAAAACGCAAGCGGAGACAAATACGCCCGCGCCGCGCCGCGCGGTCATGCAAAGACCACGTACTGCTCGCAGCTTCTTCCGCTTTGGTGTATTTGTTTTAACAAGAAGCGCTTCATCGTCGAAATTTCAGACGCCGTGGAACTGGTCGAAGGGTGTCTTGAAGCCATCAAAGCCGAGCTTGAGGACAACGCGAATTTAAAAATGGACTTCCCGCACGTTTGTGGCGCAAGTAAAAATTGGAAGATAGGCGAGTTCGTCTCTAAAAACGGAGTCAAGCTTAAGGCGTTTGGCTCGGGTAAAAGACTGCGCGGCGTAAAATTCGGCGTATACCGCCCCGATCTAGTAGTCCTAGACGACCTGGAAAACGACACCAACGTGCGCAGTAAAGAGCAGCGCGACAAGCTCGAGGAGTGGCTAGACGAAGCGGTTTTAAATTTGGGTAGCGTAGACGGTAGCCTCGACGTGCTTTACATCGGCACCGTACTTCACGCCGATAGCGTGCTGGCGCGAAAGTTAAAGCTTAAATTTTGGAATGCCAAGAAATATCAAAGCATCATAAATTTCCCAAAGCGAATGGATCTGTGGGAGAGATGGGCAGAGCTTTACAAAAACGTTTCAAAAGAGGCTAGCGAAACGTTTTATCTAAAAAACAAAGCCCTGATGGATGAGGGTTCTCGGGTGCTTTGGGACGATGCGCTACCGATCCTAAAGCTCATGCAAAAGCGCGCCGAAAACTTGAAATCTTTTAACAAAGAGCAGCAAAACGATCCTAGAAGCGAGGCTCAAATTTTCACCAAAGAGAGTATGCGTTTTTACCGAGAGCTTCCGAGGTGCGATTATTTCGTGATGTATATCGACCCCGCAGGCGAAAAGAAAAAGAGCGATTATACGGCTATAACGGTGCTAGGAGTAAGCAAGGCAGAAACCAAGATCTACGTAGCAGAAAGCATAGTAGAGGTCATGAAGACCAAAAAGACTATCAAAGAGATCATTAGGCTTAATCAGCTCTATAAATGCCGCGTTTGCGCGATAGAGAGCAACGGCGGGCAGGAGTTTTTTAGGGGCTGGATCAGAGAAAAGGCCTTTGAGATAGGCGTTAAACTACCTTTAAAAGGCGTGAATAATACCGCAAGCAAAGGGCAAAGAATAGAGGAGCTTGAAGTACCTATAGAGGACGGCGAAATACTCTTTCATCAAAGCCAAAGCCTGCTTATCGAGCAGCTTACGGAGTATCCCGAAGCCAAGCACGACGACGCGCCCGACAGCTTGGCGGGCGCATACGACCTAACGAAACTAAAAAAGAAAGTAAAAAGGCGCACTAGATGATATTTGACAAATTATTTAAAAATAAATCCGAGCAGCCGCAGCGCAAGAAAGCGGCTCTCATCCCTCAAAACGGTACCCTGATAGATTTGCTGATAAATACGGGAGTTTCCAGTATTGGCGACGACGATATGGATATGATACTAGCCGATCTTACTGTTACGCAGTGCGACGTGAGCCGCAAGTCCGTGACCGAGAAAAAAGAGATCCAAATCGTTTGCGACGATGAAAAAATTAAGGACGAATTTAAAAAGATTTTTAACCCCGACGTCGTCAGCCAAATTTTAGAGACCTATCTTTACGGGTTAAACGTATTCGAGGTCAACTATAAAGAAAAAGAAGGTCTTGTATACCCAAGACTCGTGCAGCGCGATTTTAGACAGTTTAAATTTAACGACGCGAGCGAGTTCGTGTTTAGCGCCGGCGGAAGCGAGCAGAGTATCCCGCCTTTAAAAGTTATATATGCATTAAACAGGGCGAATTTTAGAAAAGTATACGGAGACGGGCTACTTAAAAAGCTGTATTTCCCCGTCAAAATGAAAAACGCCAGCTTGAAGTTTTGGTTTAGGTTTTTAGAAAAATTCGGATCACCCTGGGCGATAGCAAAAACTAGCTACGAGCCCGACGAAATGGCTGCGGAAGTGCAAGCTATGCTTAGCGGAGATAGCGCGGTCATAGACACGGACGAGGAGATCACCCTCGTGCAGCCTACCTCAAACGTAGATTTTACTAGGCTTCCCGCATACCTCGACAATCAAATCAGCAAGGCTATTTTAGGCGCAAATTTGACTAGCGACGTAAAAGAGGGAAGCTATGCCGCAGCGAAGACACATAACGAGATTAGAGAGGATCTGGCCGCAAACGACGGCAAAATTTTAGTCTTCGTCATGAACAAGGCCATAAGCTTTTTTAAGGAGATAAACGGCTATAACGGCGAGCTTTACGCCAAACTATTCGACGAAGACGCTCCTAATACCGAGCGCGCCGCAAGAGACAAGACGCTATACGATATGGGCTTCACGCCTACGAAAAAATACATAACCTCTGCATATAATATCGAGCTGGACGATAACGAGCAAGCACAAGAAAAAGACCGAAATTTAAAGGTAAATAAGCAAATATCGCTCAATGAGTACGTCGAGCCTGGCACGGCTCGGTGTGCTTTAGGTGGGTGCAGGGAGTTGAAAACTCCCGCTCGCAAAGACGGGCTTGGCTCGTCTGCGAAGTCGATAGATAGATTTGATAAAGCCACGGACGAGATGGATATAGAAGATGGCGAGATAGAAGCGGCCTTAAACAAACTAATAGCAAGCAGCGAGACTTATGAAGAGGCTTTCGATAAGCTTTACGAGCTTTACGATCTACCCTTTGAAAAGCTTGAACCCTTGATGTTTAAAGCCGTAGCCAATGCCCAGATGTTGGGATATCTAGATGAAATTTAGCTTTTTCGAGGAGCCTACGGCGGTTTATGAATATTTAAAGAGCGAAAAGCCGGAGATCCATTTCGATTACGACGAGATCATGCATGATGCGCATAAAAAAGCTTTTACCGTCGCAAAGATGATGAATTTGGATCTTCTTAAAGATACGCAGGCTTCGCTCACCAAGGCTTTTAAAGAGGGCGTCGGGTTTGACGAGTGGAAAAAGAGCGTAAAGCCTATGCTTGCAAAGAAAGGCTGGCTAGGAAATATCAAGGTAAAAGACCCAAAGACCAGCGAAGAAAAAGAAATTTACGTAGGCAATAGGCGGCTAAGGACTATATTTAATACCAACATGAGAACGGCTTACGCCAAGGCTAGGTATGAAAGCCAGATGCAAAGCCTAGGCGAATACTTCCGCTATACCGCCGTGCTAGACGGCAGGACCAGAGAAGCCCATAGGAAGCTTCACGGCAAGACCCTGCCCAAGACGGATAAATTTTGGGATACCAATTATCCGCCAAACGGTTGGGGGTGCCGCTGTAAGGTGCAGGTGCTTACGGAGGCCGAATGCGTAGCTAGAGGTATCGTACCGCTTGCGGACGGCTCTTTTTTGCCCCAGGCTGCAGAAAAAGACTTCAAATACAATCCGGGCAAGGTCGACAAAACGGATGAAATTTTAAAAGACAAGCAAGATAAGGTTTTAGATGCCGTTGCGTCAAGTCTTGCAAAGAAAAATTTAAAACAATCCCTAGATAGCTTCGACCATGAGCGAGACATCTACGTTTGGCAAAAAAGTTTGGACGACGCGGTGGACGAGCTTTTGGTGAAGAAAAATTTAAAAGCTCCGATAGTCGCCTTTGCACTCGGAAAACTAGGTAAAGACGTTATAAGAAGGAGCGAAAAACTGCTAGGCGTCAAAATAGAGACTGAGCATATAGCAGGGGACAAGCACGGCATACTTCACGTCAGACCTGAGCGCAAAGGGCAATACGGGCAAGATTTGCGAATAGAAGAGATAAAAAAGATAGTAAAAACTTTAGCCGACGATAAAACTCCCGTAAGCGTAGATACCGTGAATAAAAACATCGTATTTTGGTTTGAGGATGAAAAAGACGCGAGCAAGATAAACAAGATCGTCATAGACCTAAACTACAAACTGAAGAAATTCGGGCTTACCAATTATATGGCGACGGCAAGCAAAGTAGATAAGACAAATGAGAAAGAAGCGCAATTTATTAAAATCAGATGACGGCGGGAGTTGCACCCGCAATACAGGTCCGATCTCGCGAGGCGAGCACCTATCGACTACTACGTTGCGATCATCAATCATCTGATTATCATTCATTATACCACTTTCAAGGAATAAAGGCAAATGATAGAAGTTAAAGGCCTAGAAGAGCTGCAAACTAAGCTAAAATCTCTGCAAAATATCGAGAAAAAAACCAAGCCGCTAATGCAAACGCTAGGCAATATCTTACAAAACGAAATAGAAGCCGGTTTTGAGAACGAGAGCAGTCCGTTCGGACAAAAATGGCAAGCCTTGAAACCTAGTACGATTAGGCAAAAACAAAAACTAGGAAAGTCCTCTAATATTCTAAGATTGGATGGAAATTTGGCGGATAAATGGATAGTTAAAGCAGACGACAAGAGAGCCACGGTATCTAATAATACGAATAAAAACGGCTTTGCTTACGGGCTAGTTCATCAATTCGGCACCAATAAGGCTGGACGAAGTAAAAGCGTAAAGATACCGGCTAGGCCGTTTTTGCCTGTAGATAGAGGCGGTAGGCTACCTAGTAGGACTGAAGAAGTTATAAAAAGAATAGTCATAAATTTCGTAGAGAGCGGCTTTAGATAGCATGCACAAAATTTATGACGCAAGAGACCGAGAAAGTAAAATGCTATTTACCGTACTCTTTAATCGGTTTTGTTAATAGGATTAAGTAGTATAGGGCGGTATCGTTTGGCGCATGTTCGGATATCACTCTAATGCCTAAGCTTTCGATGCTATTTATCAAGATATACGCTTCGGCTTTTAAAAGCTCAAATTCAACGCAATAATACTCGTGTCCGTCAATCTCGCTTTTGGCATAGGCCACCAATCTATCATCTTCTAAATAATGGCTGCCCGAGTATTTATTATTTAGCTCAGTCGCGACTTCTTCTAAGGTTCCTATCATCCAATTAGTACAGTCTGTTCTATGCGGCATGATAAATTCACTTACTACGCTTTCTCTACGCTTACTAGCGCTATTTCAAAATCATCATCTAAATGAAAATTCGTATCAGCAAGAGTCCTTATGTATTTTTGTAAATTTTCTTTTATCTCATATCTGCAAACGGGGCAGTATTTCATCTTGTTTGCATTGCCTATGGCTATATCGCAAGTAGTATTGCAGTTTTTACAGGTTATACTGACAAAGTCTGCATCTTTTACAGCTATTTTACATCGTTTTTCTAGCATTATTTTGCCTTTCATACTTATTTCTCCTTATTATATCATTTCTTTTTCGAACAAACTAGGTTCTCTTATCTCTTTTGTTATGGCGCAAACGCTGTTATAGCTCAGGTTATGTTTTGCGGCGATCTCACGAATGACGACGGGGCTTTGTTTGCCTAGCTTTATGCCTTCTTCGTATTCTTTGAGTATATCGTAGTTTCTAAACGTACCTTTGTAGCTGGGTACGTAAATATTTGCTCCGCCGTATTCTTTGATGATATCGGCCATGCTTTCGCTCTCTTTGACGCGGTTGTAGAACTCGGCGAATAGATCGAAGCTATTTATCATTTGTAGTATTTGTCTTTCATTTGAATAAGGGCTTGCACGACGTCGGCGGCATCGCTCCTTGATAGAAATTTAAGATGTAAGGGCCTGATTTTAACTATCCTAAAGATGAACTCTCTTAAAGCCATACTCGTTTTTACGTTAGCTATCTCTTCCCAGATACCAACGATAGTTTCAAGCTGCTTTTTGGTGGCGTATAGGCTGCCTTTAGCGGGCGTTAGATCTTCACTAGACATAAAGGACGAGCTAGACGTTTTATTTGTTTTGGTTTTACGAGTAGATTTTTTAAAATTTGCGCCTTTACTGGGCTTATATCCCACGACTTCTAGCACGCTTCTAAGCTCTTCAACGCTTAGTTGCGTCAAGCTATCTTTGCCGAATTGCGCTTGTAAATATATCTTTCTGCACTCGTCGTCCACGAAATAGTTGTGCTTCAATGTTTGTATCATTTTTATATAGTATTTTTTTAGCTCGCTCGTATTCATCTCAAACCGCCAAATTTAAGGTGTTTTCCATTATAGTTGTAATAGTTGTATCGGTTGTAGTCTCCGCTTTACAACTATATATCACGCTCTTGCCCGTTTTACGGCTAAACCATAGCTTGCCGTCGAATTTATCGAGGCAATCCCTAGCCGTTCTATCGTCTTTTTCGTAATTCATAGCGTTTAGCAGCTCGGTTTTGTTTAGATCTCCGCCGGCTAGTATTTTTTGCGCTAGGGTAGTAAAATTTAGCTCGTATTCGCTCATTCTAGCTACTTCTACGTCAAGCTCGTTTAGTTCTAAATTTAGCGTTTTTACGCAAAAACCGCTATCTTTTACTCCGGCTCTTTCTTTGGCTACTTCAAGTAAGAAATTTAACTCGTTTTCTTTGCTGGGGCGTTTTAGTAGATGATACATAACGTCGAGAGAATTCCTTATATGGTTACTGCCTTGATAGTTTTTACCGTCTTTGTTGGAGTGATGCAGGATGATCACGGTGGCTCCCGCTTCGCGTAAATTTTTAAGCGCGCCAAATAGTCTATTTATGCGGTTGTCGTTATTGATATCTACGAAATCCCGCAAGCTATCTAGGATAAAAACGCAATCTTTGTAAGCTTTACCTACGGCGTTTTCTTCTAGCTTTAGAACAAGCTCGAATCCGCAAAGCTCTAGCGCGCTGCGCTGGATATAGTTCATGCTCTCGTAGCTTTCTATAAGTAGCCTATCTACGCCGCGCTGTTTGAGTACGCCTACTGGGTTGTCGTAGTCTATGAAAAATACCCTTTGGCCTTCTTTGCAAAGTCTTTTAGCTAGGGCAAAGGCCATATAACTTTTACCCGTGCCTCCGTCTGCATAGATTAGCGTAATAAGCTGCTTTACTAAAAAGCCCTCTATTAAAAACTCGACCTTTTCGTTAAAGCTGTCCTTAGTTAGGCTAGAGCTTTTTAAAAACTCGAAAATTTCGCTCATATATTTCCTTTATATACCGATTTGCCGCTTTCCAGATCGGCTAGTATCGCTTTTCTTATACGCTCAAAGCCTAGCCTTATGGATGGATCTTTGGCTCTGTTTTCAAAGCTGCCGTTTGATGGCTCCTCGTATGGCTTCTTTTCTTCTTGCATGGCTTGCACGTCGCGCGGCAAGCGGTATATGACCTCGCAGCTTATGTCGCGAAACATGATGCCCGCTTCCTTGATCGCGGCAAGGTTATCGGCCCAAAACTCGCGTAGTTTAGCTTTGATATTTTCTTTGTTTAGCTCAAAGGTATGCTTTGCGGCCGGGTGCGAAAAGACGAAATGCAAATTTATACCGTTTATCTTTGCCCATTTTAAAAGCTTAGCATCGACAATCCCCTCTATACCGTATTTGGCCAGCCTTTGGACGAGTTGGTATTTTGCGATACCGGGAGCGGCCTCCATCATTTGCTCTCCAGCAAATTTCTTTGAAGCTGAGCTTCGGGCATTCCCTCGGCCATCTTTTGGATGTTTAGTATCTCTTTTATCTCTTCGGGACTTAGAGGCTTTGCCTCTCCTATGCGTTTGTTGTCTTTGAAGCCTAGTCTGTTTTTCCATACGAAAGCAGCTTGAGCGTTTTCTAAGCACTTTTCCCAGCTTTGAAAATACGCCGATCTTAAAATTTCAAACTCCATAAACTCATATTTGGTTAAAGAAAAGCTTATTTGCCTGCCTTTGCACTGGATATACCTTATACCGTCGCTTATGAATATATCTTTTACTTTGGCGCAAATTCTAAACAAAAGCTCTTTTTCGAATTTGCTCTCATATTTAAAAAAATACTCCTTGGTTTTTTCATCATCCATCAAGGATTCAAGGCTTATTTTATGTTTTTTTAGTAGCCTGTTTAGTATATCTTTAGCATTCTTTGCTTCGCCACCTACGCCTTGCTCTGCTAGAGCTTGGAGCTTTAGAAGTCTGGCTTTTAGTTTTTCGTCGATGTTTTGCATGGTTTTTCCTTAAAATTTAAACCTTTTAAAATACGTTTAACAGCGAATTAAACGCATTTTAAAGGGCTTAACGCCCTTTAGCGCGAATTCTTAGTTTCGCTCGCCTTACAAATCTAGGTAAAAGCCTATTTTTGTCGTCCCTTAAGCCCTTAAAGTTGTGCCACAGGCCTTGAAATATGCTTTCTTTCATTTTCCTACCTCCAAACTCTCTATTTTAGGAACTATGCGGAAGCTATCTTTTACCGTTCTTGTTAGCCCTAGCTTTACGAGATCTTCGTCTTTTAGCTCCGCTAGAGCGTCTTTATTGGGCTTTTCCTCGTATATGATGCACTCTTTGGCTAGCCCGTAACTTTTGATCGCCTTTAACAGGCTTTCCACTTTAGCCTTTATGCGCGGCAGGCTTACGCTTTTTGTGAGGCGGTAGCCGATCTCGCCGAAAGTAAATTCTTTCGAGCGTTTTTCGGCAAATTCGTACTTGTTCTCTTCGCAAAAAAACGTGATTTGCTGCTCGATATAGTTTTTCTCGCTCTCGAGCCTCTCTACTTCGGCCTTTCTACTCTCTTTGATGCGGTTGCACTCAAGCGTTACTTCGCCGTTAATCTTTTCTATGCCTACGCTTAGCTCGCATACCTTTTTTAGCGCATTATCTATATCGCTAAAACTTTTTATTTCCATATTTTCCTCCTAAAATTTTAAATTTCATCGCAAATTTGAGTTTCGTTACGTATCCGTAGATCGTACATATCGCCAAATTCTCTTTAGCTTTTTTGTGGTTTTTAAACTCAAGCGCCATTACTCAAACAAACTAAATTTAAGCTCGCTTAGGCCGTATTCTTTAGCCCACGCCGCCTCTTGCGCCACGCCCTCGCTGTTATCGCTCCATTTGCACGGGTAGCGGTAGTAGTAGCTACACACCCTAAGCAGCTCTTCGCAGTTTTTCATCACTCTTTCGCGCTCAAGCTCGCTATACACGCCCATCCACGCAAGCACGGGCGAGATAGGCTCGTAGCCGTTTTGTCTGACGATAGCGCAAGCTTGCTGCGCTATTTGCCTCGCATAGTAGTTTCTGTCTCGATCTTT